CCGCAGGCCGGTACCCTCGAATGCTTCTACACTAAGCGGCTACATGCAGGGTTTTCCCATATGCAGGAGGCGGCAGAGGTCATGAGACTGTTCAAGGCCTTCCAATGCCACTACTTCTGCCACGACTATGGTGGATCCGGATCCGTGCGGGAAGCCCTGATGATCCAAGCCGGGTTCCCAATCGAGAAGATCCTACCCTTCATGTACGTACGCGCGACCGCCCGCAAGATGGTCGAAGCTAAGCGCCCAGGCGGGTACAATCAACGCGCATACTTCACGCTCGATAAGGCTCGATCCCTGGTATTGCAGGCCCAGTGTATAAAAACCGCGGGTATCCTTTTGCCTGAATACGAGAGTTCGAAAGACATCACCGAAGACCTGCTCGCCCTCATCGAGGACAAGCGACAGACCCCCGGCGGCGCTGATGTCTTCCTTATCACGCGTAATGCGAAGCTCCCCGATGACTTCGCTCACGCCCTCAACTTCGCCTGTATCGGAATATGGCACGTACACAACTGCTACCCCGACATCTCCAAGCTTGCGACCATAAAACTCGCCCCCGAGCAGCAGAACTTCGCTGAAATCACCGCCAAAGCATGGGGTGAGTAACTGATAGCAAAAAGGGAGTGCCGATTTGCCCCGGTCGCTGGCTAGGCGACCGGGGCAATCGGTCTTTTTTTGGCCCTTAGTGCGGTCCGCTGGCTGTTGCCAGCTGGATGATGTCATTCATGACATCGTCGGGAATGCTGCCACAAGATGGGCATACTTCCCCGATTTCGTCGTTGGTGAGTGTCTCCCCACACACCGGGCACGTCTTGGTTGATCTCAGCTCTCTTTCGAAGAGCTTTTGATCGACCTCCGCCATACGTCGCTGCACCCACGTTTCCAATTCCTTTCCCCTTCTACCCCCCACGGTAAAAAATGAGAGCGCGCACGATAATACCGTGCGCTGAACTGGAAACAGCCGTTCGCCAATATCACTATCGGCGGTTCATCTAATTGTAACGCGAAAATGGGGAGTTTTTAAGCTATCAGAGCCACCCTGGGACCCCACCCCTTACGCTGCTTGAAAATGACCACCCGCCACAGATGTCGACAGTGCGGGCACCGACAGAAATCGGTCCATTTTCGCTGTTTTGGGGCTGTAGGCTGCACGTAGACGCGCAATCTACGCTGACAGCACGGGGAGAACGTGATCAGAAGGTTGTCTTTCCACTGCCCGATGCGCCCTATAAACCTTTGACCTCTCCTGATGCTCTGCGGGACGGGTTTTATCGCCTCCTTGAACCTAGGAGCGCGTACTTGACCACCGTTTCGCTTCGGAGTTCCAATAATCGAGGGATAGAATGAAGCCGTTGGACCCTGATTCGAAGCCGTTTCTCGCCGAATTGACGGCAAGCTCCTTGACGGCAGTTTCAAGATCCGGTTCCGGATACGTTTTAAGTGCTCGGACAAGCGCCAGTTCGTGTACGAAGACCTTTCCGTGCGTATCGTCAACGACGGCGAGGACCCGTTGCGACCTGAGTGCGCCAGCGCCACGTCTGCGGAAGTCTGAGTAGACGTCGTCATGGTCGATCCTCAATTTCTGGTCTTCTCGCACCCAAAAGATCAGCTGCATAAGCTTCCGATCGAGGCTTCCCATATCAGGAGTCTTGATCAGCTTCGCAGCGTGATCGAGGACACTCATGTCGAGGGCATGAAGCTCTTCGTCTGCCCAGTTGGTAAGGGCTGCCAGCATGCTCAGCTGGATATTCGAGGCAATTTCCAGCTGAAAACCGCGCGCCTGCAGCCATGCTACGAAGCGCATGATGCCCCGGAGCTTCGGAAGACCCTTCCTCTGCGAGAGAACTCCGGGGCTGTTTATGAAGATCCAGCAGTCGCCGACCGCAAGGGTCACCATTTGCGGCTGGGCGATCTGCGTCATGAGGTTTGCACGTGTCGTCGCGTTCAATTTCGAGAGTATATGCCCGGCCTGGATGTCGAAATCCACCCAAATCGGGTATCCATGCAGCCTGTTCTCCTTCTGGACGTCCTGCAGCACGTATACGGGCTGTTTCTTGATGAATCGCTGATGCTGGAACACCGGCATATCCAGCTCTTTGGCCATATGACGCCCGATCAGGCTGGCAATGGAGCCCACCCCGCCCACGAATGCCACCGGCGACGGTACCGACCCGATCACCGGGGCTATCAGGTTCGACATGAAGCACGTCAACCCGGCCCAAAGCGTTGCATTTTCCGGCGAATCGACCAGTGCAGCATCCCAATCGCCCCTGCTGAGCGGCTCAGCCAGCAAATTAGCCGCCGGCAGCTTGCTACCCATCGCATAAAGCGTGTCGTCGAGCTTCCCGTCGTGGATACTGAAGTTCGGGAAGATGAATGCCTGCTGATCGGGGTACCAGCCGATACGGCTATACCCCTGTGCGTAGACTGGCGGGCAGAATTGCTTGGAGATCTCGATGATGTGGCGCCCCATGATGCGCTGCATGGTGGGTACGCCCAGTCCGCCGGCCATCATCGTCCGCTGCAGCCACTCACGAGGGTTCCGCTCCACCACCTCGATCTGTTCCTGGAACCTTATCGTCTTTCCGTTGGCGCTGATCGTGCCCTCATACTGGTTGATCCCTGAATCCTGTGCATGTATCGCCCGGGTGATCCGAATTATGGCATTACACAACAGCTCACGGTGGCCATCCCTGATTATCCACCAGGCACCGTCGGCCTCTACGACGCGCTGCTTGTTGATGTAGACCGATTGCTCGATCGGCTTTTCGCCTATGACCTGCTTTACCAACTCGCGTTCAACGGTCGTGCACAGCTCGTAGACGCGGTTCATGTCATACGCAGTGAGATCTAGCCCCCTAATGGTATCGTAGATCTCACCCTTGTCGTCGTGAGTGAGGATGTACTGTTTCAGCGCTTCCGGCCACGGGACCGCCGACTCCGTCATCAGGTTGAGCACCTTCGGTATCGTCGTATGGCGGAGGTATTCGTACGCATCATAGAACTGCGGGCGTTGCGCGACATACGCCCGTGCATGCTTCTTCGCCTGCTGGAACATGACGAAGTTCAGCGAATGGTCCCAGAAGATCACGCGACGCGCATAGATGGACATCCACGATCTGTCGGTCGCGTGGTCATACACGACGAGCTTCAACGGCTTGCCGTCGCAGATGAAGTTCTTCCGTTGGAGCTGCAATGCGAAGAGCGGATCCCGGACGGCGATGACTATATCATCTTCCAGCCCGGTCGAATCCAACATCATGAGTCCGTCTTCCGCCTGATTCCACAGCTTGATTCTCTGTTTCGTCCGCGCGCCAATCAGGAGGAACGACACGATACGGCCGGGAACATCGTAATAGGGGCACACGAAGAAGTGCGAAAGGTTCTTGGGGAGGTTAATGCCCAGCTTGGACACGTCAGGCCGGCTGGCACATCCGACGAACATGCCGAGCGTGGAACCCCACTCCGACGGCACGCTCTTCCCGATCCACAACTGGTGGTCCTGGAACAGCTCCAGCCAGTGCTGGTTTATCGACAGTACCTGTGCCTTGGCCTTTTCGAAAAACGCCTGGTACCGCTTCCTGCGCTCTATGTAATAGCTTACATACTTGGCCACACAATCCCTGGTCAGCTCGCTACACGTGATCGGCAGGATCTGCTGCTTCGATAGTTCGACCACCGCGGCATGCAGATCATTCAGCCCATGCCCCGCTGCATACAGCTCAATGGAATCGCCGGCGAATCCGCAGCAGCGACAGGTGTACCATCGACCCCCCTCGATGGGGGATACATAAACATAGAGGGATTCCCGCTTGCAAAGCGGGCAGATAGTGGCCGACGGTAGATGATTCTTGACCGGAACATCGAAAGACTGTAATATCTGTTCGTGACCAATGTGAATGTTCAGATCCGTTGGAGGGTTTGCCATGCCCGCCGCCCCGATCGTCGACGCAGCTAGCGACGTAAGCTACAAGACTATGTTCAAGCTCGCGAAGCTGATCGACTTTCCGGACTTCGTGAAGAATGCCGAAGCTGACGATCCCACTACAGTCAAGGCGCTACCACCCACCGTCTTCGCTGATGCGATCAATCGGAAGTTCCCATGCCACACCAAAGCCGCAACCTGGCTATCGCAGTTATACTTCCTAAATGCACGTCCTCAGTACCCTACCCGGCGCGCAAGCGAAGTTCAAGACAGAATCAGCAAGGCTGCTGCTTTCTTTGCGATCTCGGAATCGGTGGACAAAGCCAGAGCGGGCTGGGACGGGCATCAGAAGACTGCGCAAACTATTGCCCCTAAAGACCATGCGATCGTCATAAACAATCAGCAGAATCCGACCTATGCGCTCCCGATCAACAACCCCGAAAATATCAAGG